AATTAATTGAACATACTCTTCTATGACATTCATAAAAGGTGTGAAGTCTAATCCATAATAAGCTTCAGTTGTATCTCTCCAACCTAGTGCTTGAAAACACTTATCTAATTCTTCTAACATAATGCCTGTTTTAATAATGGAGTTAATACTTCTCTTACTTTGTTTACTCCATGGTCTCTAACAGAATCACTAAGATCTTTAGATAGATCTAGAGCAACTCCTTTTATACCATACTTGTTCTCATAGTTTTGCATGGCTAATAAACCTGGCTGATCTACATCAAACAGAGTGCACACATTTTTATACTTAAGTTTATAAGCATTCATAACATGCGCAGGAATTAAACTGTTCTCACTGTCTGGTGCCACAACTTCAATGTTCTTATAGCCTAGCTTCATAAGACACATCATGTCCTTGAGTGAACTACATATTACGAGATAGTCTTTCTTATAGGTAAGCTGGTCAGTGCCTTGGATATAATCTCTTACCTTAATGAATTTAGTATCTCTAAGTGTGGGTTGATAGATCTTATATAGAGTTCCATCAGCCCTGAAATAACCATAGATATTATGTCTACCTGTTATTACCAATTCTTGGATATATCCATCTGTCTCCTTCTGCATAGTATAAGAACTAAGAGGAAAGACATTATACTTCTCTAGAAGCCTTGAGCCAATATGGAACTTGCCCCAATACTTTGCATCTAGATTATTCCAATCTGTCTTGGTAAAGTTGGTTACCTTATATCTGGTTTGTACTTTAAACTCACGGTGAGAATAGTCATCTTTATTATTGAGTACATACTGATTATACTCCTCAATAATCTTATGAGCTGCCTCACCTCTGGTTGTCAGGTTAAATAAGTTTTGGACTAATGTTATGCCATCACCTGATATACCTGTACTAAAATCTCTGAACCTATAAGTGGCATTATCTTTTTCACTTACATAGATACCAAAGGATGGTCTCTTGTCAGCTACATTAAATGGAGATAATATCATTAGGTTTTGCCCTGTTAGTTTCTCTGGAAGCTTCAGATAGTTTTCAAACACCCAAGGCTTGGGGATCTCTGTCAAATCTGAAATAATTGCTTTTGTTCTTATCATGTCTCTTTAGTATAAATGAGAAGAGGGGACCATTTCTAGCCCCCTCTATCCCAAGTTTGTAATTTATCAATTTACAACTCAAAGTCTGCACTGCCTGAGCTGGAGTCATTTCCAAACTCAGATACAGTTTCTACTTTTTTCTTTCTGATATGTTCAGACTCACTAAAGACTGCTATTTTAGATGTACCAAATGGTGCACCTGCTTTAGAGAATTTAGGTAGGAACATATCATAAGCAGTATAGCCATTCTTATTGGTATATTCTTTACCACCAATACAGAAGTCAATTGCTTTACCTTTGAAAGGTTGTTCTTTATTAAGAGCACTGACCAAGGATTCAATTGTAGCGTGCTTACCATCTTGATCAATCAACCATTCATTGATGCCAAGAGAGTTACAGAAGTTCTTAAGGAACTTAAGGATCTCATCATCTCTCTTTACTTCAATACCTGATTTGGTTTGACCATCAGCATATGCCCACTCACTTGCTTTTACTTCTGCAACTTGACCTCTATGTCTGCCTCTGGATTCATTGTTCTTGTCAATGAAGAAGCCTTCAAAGTCTGATCCTTTGTCAGGACCTTCAAGACTAAGAATAATATGATAAGCACCTGCTTTGAACTTAAACTCTTCTAGTCTAATTCCATTTACAGTGCAGGTGTGATTACCTGGTTGCAAGTTCTTAGGGATACCACCCTCATTGTTTCCTTTGATGTCTTTTGTACTAATCATTTTTTTACTTTTTTAATTTTCATAATTTATAATTGCTTGCTTTACTAGAGCCAAATCATTTGCAATCTCAAAGGTTGGGAACATTCCTTTAGGAGACTTACAGGTATTTTCACCATTGTTCTGAGTTTCAAATATGTATCTGACACCCAGTTCTTTGTCTTTCTTTACCTTGCCAAATAAAACGATGGAGAATAATCCTTCCAAAGTTAGAACATTATCAACCATTTTTCCAATAGTCTTTGCTTTTAATTTTCTGTTACCTTCTATGTCTGTGCTTTCTTCAGCATGGGACAGAAAGAATACAGTCAAATCATCACGCAAATCCTTAGGAAGTGTGGCTACCTTGGATAGATTGGCAGCCATCTTGGTGAACTTGTCATAACCTTTCTCCAAGGCTTTTTCCATATACTCAAAGCCCATCATGTATTGGAAGTCATCTATAACAATAGACTTGATCTCAGGTCTCTTTTCACTTACATATCTCATGCAAGCGTGGATGCTATCTGCATCAGCCTTACCATAAAGATTACCTGTTGGGTTCTCTTTACTCCATTGTATATACTTAGACTTCCAACCTTTGAATGGCAGTGGCTTGTTAGCCACATTAATGATAAAGGTCTCTTTAGGATCCAGTGTCTCTATGGAAGTAGACTTACCTGAACCTGACTCTGCAATTACTAATACACTTTGTGCCACGTTACTTAGATTTAATTATTTCATTTAACCATTTCTTATTACTTACTGGCTTCTGTAGAAGAAGAGCTGCAATGTCCCTGATTGTAAGCTGATCAAATGGCAGATCATTCTCAGGATCTGGCAGGCTGTCAAAGTCTAGAACAGTATTGTTAGGTGCAATACCTGGCTTTACTTCTTCATTAACTTTAACAACAGCAAGCTCTTCTACAGGAATCAGATACCTTACATTACCTGTTACTGCATTAGGCTCAGTCTTCTCATACTCTTCCTCAAAGTGAGGGTTGAATCTCCATCTATATAGTCTCCTCAGTGGATCTTCTGGGTCATTTTCTCTACTACAGAACTCTACATATACATCCTCTCCTTTGCTTATCTCACTTGCAAAGAAGCCAATATGCAATTCTGTCTTACCATATGGTCTGTATGCCATCTTAGGCACAAAGACTGCATTAGGTACACCTAGTTCATTCAATGTTTCTTGGTGAAACTCACGCAGCTTGCGCAGTTTCTCCCTTTTGTCTTCGGGTTTTTCTACTGTGTTTATCATATCTTAATCTTTTTTTCTTGTGTAGGAGGAGTAGGCATTTCACTTATCCTCATCTTTTCAAATTCTGCTTTGAAGAAACTCATTCTTGTATCACCATTCCTGCACTTAAGAAAGTGTATAGCAAGTGTCTTGTCATCTTCAATAATGTATCTGTCAGGTCCATAGAACCTTATCCTTTGCTTAGCTGGTCTATTGATACCAATCAGCATATCTGCATGTTGTAACAATGCATCTGCTCCAAACAGATCAGACTCAAGTATGTAGTTACCATACTTGCCATCTTCACTCCTGTCTGGGCTATCAATATTCCTATTAAGCTGACTAAGGATAATAAACGCTACAGGATAGCGTCTTTTAAGTGCAGTGATTGCCTCACCTAAAGCATATAGGGTATCATACTTGTCTTTCTCATAGGCATCTTTCTTTAATAGAAGACTATGATCTAGGGTAATGATTGTTTTCTTATAGACTGTCTTTCCCTCTGCAAAGGTTGCGTGCTCATTCATATAGTCTTTGACTATCTCTTTGAACTCACTTACTGTGCATGGCTCATCAACAATGTCTATAGGATACTTTACTCTTTCCTTGGCATAGTCATAGCATTTAGCAAGGTCATCATCACTAATCTTTCCATCAGCACTGCACAAATACTTATAAGATTTACCAAGTAAACTTGAGTATTCCCTAATAGCTGAGACTCTGGCAATCATCTCAAACTGAAACTCTAGCACCCTAAAATCATCTCCTGCATTAAGCTTGAAGGCTTCACGCACAATCTGATCTTTGATTAGAGTCTTGCCTGATCCAGGTCTGCCTCCTATTACAGTGGTTGAACCCCACTCTAATCCATCAGTACCTGCATCATTGAACTTTGCCCAAGGTGTTTTCAGGCTTCTTATCTCTCCTTTCTGTCTGCCTTGTAAATAAACAAGTGACTCTTGAAAGCCAGATCTTTGTCCTTTCCAAGGCTTACTTTTATTTTCCATAATGATTTTTGTTTAAACAAAGATACTAAAAATATTTAAACTTTAAAAGTTTAAACTACTTTGTCAGAGAAATAATCTTGCTGATTATCAATGTCTCCAGACTCTACATTACTACACCAGTTTGCCAACTCAGAAGACCAAGTTCTGTCAGCCATCATCTTCCTTATAAAGTATTGAGAGGTCTGCATATACTTATAATTATTCCTCCTATACTCATCTACATAAAGTTTTGTGGCTTGAAGAATGGTGTCCCAGCTATACTGATGATTCTCAAAGAACCACTTGAAAGCTACCTCTACATTCTTCTTGTCAGTCCTTGCAGCTTTACCACTGGGTAGTTTCATCTTAGGAAAGATTTCAAGATACTCTTGTATCTTATCCTCATATCCTTGACCCATGGCTTGGTTGCTTGTCTTCTTCTTATGTAGAGTAAAGTATGACTCTACTTGTTCTATCAAGGATATAGCCTGAGGTTGTAGCTCATACTTATGTCCTGTAGCATCAGTAAGGTCTTTAACAAATCCAGTCAGTATTAGAGCCCTCATGTCTTGATGCAAATTTATTTGCTGGCTTGCTATACTCTCCCGTAGACAACACAGAAGGTAGAACTGATTTGGGGTCAAATTCTTGGTTGTGATTTTGTGGAACATCTCCATAAGTTCCAAGCTTTTCTTCAATGGCATTGATTACTGTATTTAGTTTGTTAATGGTTAACTTATCTCCTAATTCAATTTGGTCAGTGACTTTCTTGATACCATGAATTACAGTAGCATGGTTCTTTCTACATCCTAATGCCTGACCCAGTGCTTGATAAGTATGACCCCAGTCACGCCCAATATAGAAGTATATGTTTCTATATAGAACAATACCTGCTTCCCTTGTTTTCATGTCTATGGTTGCATTCTCTGCATCATATTCAAAAGGGTACTTACTCATTACCTCATTCACAATATCCCTGAGTATCTCAGGACTATACCTTGGCTTATTAGTTGGGAAACTGTAAATGATCCTGGGGGATACACCATACTTACCCATAAACCAATCCTTGAAGATTTCTACATCTCTCTTAGCACTTTTGGTTTTGTTCATAGTTTTCTTAATTTTGTTGTAAATACTTATTAAATGAAGAAGATTATTAATTATATACCATACCTGGTTATTATATT